GTTTCTCCAGTTCTAATACTCCGGGTTTTCGCGGAATGCGGAAGGGAAGCCTGCCGGTTAATCCGTACAGTCTTGTCTTGAAACTCGTCGATGACCCGATGGGCCATGATCTGCGCGTTTGCACAGACGGTGGCGAGTACGGTCTCCAGAATTCGTCGGATTACTATTCTCCGTCGAGCTACATTCCGGGTGTTAACATTCCTGCGGGGCCTGTCCATGACGGACTGGCTCATAATAAGGCTTTAGCGAACTTGATCAAAAGGGCCGACGGTTTTGTTGGCCTCAATGGCAACTTGGCGCAAGATCTTGCTCAGTTCGGACAGCTGACTCGTATGGTTGGCGATTCTGTCAACCGTATAAATCGGTCGATTCGACTGGTCAAGAAAGGGCGACTCGATGCCGCTTGGAGTGCTTTAGTGACTCCTACGACAAGTTCGCGGGGCCTTGGGTACCGCGTTAGTGGAGAGTTCGGCAAACGGCCCAAAAGGCTTAAGTCTGCTCTTCCAATCGACCTGAAACTTGACCCTAAAGGTCAAGTCCGTAGGGTCGACCTGGATGTTGGCCGGGATGTTTCTCCCCTAAAGAGCGTCGCCGAAAACTGGCTAGCGCTGCAATATGGGTGGAAGCCTCTCCTGTACGACATTCACGGTGCCCTTCAAGCGATCGCCGATTATATGGTTAGATCGCCTGAGGTTGTGAGAACCGCGCGCGGTAAGGGTAACACTATCTTGAAAACGAGCCTAGACAATACGATCTCTAGTCATTATACACAGAAGACCGGAGTGATGAAAGTCACGACGAAAACCTTCTGCACAATTGGCATTAGATTTACAGTCGATAGCTCGCTACGAGTGTTTGCTGCCCAAACCGGTTTTACAAATCCCATAAATCTAGCGTGGGAAGTGCTTCCGTACAGCTTCGTCAGTGACTGGTTCTTGCCTATAGGCCCATACCTCGAGACGCTTAGTGCGTTCGACGGGTTGAAGTTCCTAGACGGCTTCGAGTCTAACAAGACGGTG